ATCAACAAAACTAGGCTCATCAGCCCACCATATAGGGCATGAAAAATATTGCTCTAAATTTAATTTTTGAGGAAAACTTAATTGAGTTTTCTTTTGTTTTCGCTGTTTTTGTTTTAATTTTTTATTTTTCATTTATATGGCCATCCTAAATTCCATATTACCAAACTATGTCTTGTTCCTTTTTTAACTGGACATACTCTATGCCAAACAAAACCAGGAAATACGACTAAAGATCCTTTAGGTAATATTTCTGTACACTTTCTAATGTTAGGTTTTTTATCAGGGTCCGTATTTCTAAAATCAAATTCAAGTTCTCCACCTTTATAATCTTTTGGATCTGATAAAGTAACTGTCACTGATAATTTTCTTATCTTACCATGTGATGGATCACCTTGTTGTCTTATATAGGGTCTATCCCACCCATCACAATGCCAATCGTAAAATTGACCTTTAGTATATTTTGTAAATTGACATGCTTCTGAAAAATCCCATTGAAAATTCCAACCTGCATTTGCATTTGCTTGGTGAACATAAGGTTGTATTTCTTTATATATCCATCTGTCACTCATCCAAACAATATTAGAATCTCTTTTTTCTTTTAAATTTTTTATTTGTTTTTGATTTAATTTTTTACTATCACCATAACCACCTGTCACTGCCATTTGATCTTGTAATTGTTTTCCGTAACGAACTATTTCATCACAGATACGGGATGGGATTGCTGATTGAAAATACCAATAATAGTTTGTAAGGTTCATATGTCTTTATGAACTTATTATAGCATTTTATTATGAAATTGTCAATGTTCCTGAAGCTGTAAACTTAGCTAACTTATCACCACCAGGGTGAGTTGAAATTGTAGCTGATGGACTTGGACTAGCAGTAAATGTAACTGCACTTGGTCCTCTAAGAATAACAATACCTGGTCCACCATTACCTCCATTAGCTCCGTTTGAACCACCTCCACCATCTCCTTCATTTGTTCCACCATTACTACCTGTTTCAGGACTTGTACCAGAACCTGGTGCTCCTGCAGCGTAAGTAGTGCTAGGTCCTAAAATATTATTTGGTACACCAGAACCTCCACCACCACCCGGTGAATTTGCTCCAGATCCTCCAGCTCCTCCACCACCTGCTCCTGGAGATCCACTTGCTCCTGGTGTACTACCACCTGAATTTCCTTGTGGTGGATTTACTGGAGGTGTATTACCTGTACCACCTGTATAAGATGATCCTGGTTCTGGACTTCCATTTGCTCCACCACCAGATCCTCCTGGTTTACCATTTGAATTTCCGTGACCTCCACCACCTCCACCTGCTGCACCAGTAAATTTATCTGTGCCCTCTACACCACAAACATTAAACACTGAGATATTACCAGATGCACCATGAGTAGAGCTTCCAGCTCCACCACCTCCAACTGTTATTACATAATCTCCTGGAGTTAAAAATATTGAAGAAGCCTGTAATGGACTCGGTCCATATCCTGAAGCTCTATAGCCTCCAGCTCCTCCACCACCTCCACCATAAGGCACTGCACCAGGAGCAGAAGATTTACCTCCAGCTCCTCCACCACCTACTACTAAATAATCATAATTAAATCCTAATTTTGGCCATGTTCCTTGAGACTGGGCACTAAATTGACTTTGCATTGACCACACACCACTTGCAAAGTTTAATTGTTTAATTGCAACGACACCTGATCCACCAGCTCCACCATCTTCTGTACATCCTGCTCCACCACCGCCACCACTACCAGTGTTAACAATACCTGCTCCTGCTACTCTTGTAGTAGCTGGATTACTTGATGCACCTCGTCCACCTACATTACAACTTCCACCATTTGCTGAACCAGTTCCTGGAGAAGCGTTTCCTCCTCCACCACCTGCAGCTAAAACTCCTGAGTTTGGTAAACCTGGAAAACTTGGACTAAAATCTGTACCTGCACCACCTCTTCCAGCATCTCCAAAAGGAGAAGTGTTTTGAGTCTGTGCTGCATCTAATCCTGCACCTCCGTGTCCACCACCACCGCCACCCATTTCTCTACCTGGAGGACCTGAACCATGCGCTCCTGCACCTCCTGGATTTCCTTGACCTGATACTGCACAACCTTTTGTTGCTGGATAGGCTCCTGGGTTTGCTTGTGAAAAACCGGGATTACCGCCGCCGCCACCTGATCCACCTGGACCACCTTTACCTGGTCCTAACGGACCACCTGGTCCTCTAGCTCCACCACCGCCACCGCCACACGCAGTGACTGTGTTTGCTGAATTAATTCCTGTTACTGTTGTGTTACACCCTGTGTTATATGTTAAAGGGCCTGATGGAAAAGTTGGATTACCACTTGTAGCTCCACCACCAATTACTACTGCTGCAGAACCACATACTAAAATATCTTGTTGAACAACACCACCAGCGCCTCCTCCACCACCATTAGGTGCACCTTGGCCACCACCTCCGCCACCACCAACTGCTAAAACATTTATTTTTCTAGTTCCTGATGAAACAGGGACCGATGCTGTAGAAGTCTGTATGGTAACAACGCATTTTCCAAACGAAGCTAAATTCGTTTTTCCAATTATTCCACCATTTTGATTACTGCTGCCTCTAGGCATTTAAGTGTCCTCCTATTCGGACACCCAAGCTGTGCCGTTCCAGTTATAAATAGTTCTTGGATCTGCTGTATCGTCTGATTTTTCTGCTTCCCAACCTGTTGTGTTGTCAGCGTTATATTTATCTTCGTTCCAAGATATTACATATCTCCACACGTTTGGATCTGCACCATCATCTGTAATTGTTGGATAAGTTATTGGTGCTTGCCAATCATCATTAGCATCTAATGACCATGATGCAAAAGGTTGTGGAGTTAAAAATTTATTTTTTGCAGGATCATAAACATCTCCTTTACCTGCGTATTTTTTTCTAAAATTATGGTTGTAAGAAGTTTGTTTCCAACTTCCACCTTTAAAAAAATTTGAACACCATGTTTCTCCATCAGCATGCATATCATTATCTCCAAGAGTAGAATCTCCTGCAGCAATATCATTGCCTACAACAACGACTCTTTGTACTATTTGATGTAAATCTGACGTAAATCCTGTAGGATCTGTCATTGTTTTTAATTCTGCAAAATGTGCCATATTATTACTCCTTAAATGTTATCATTTTAGTTTAATTTTAACTTATTGTCAACGTCCCAGATGCAGTAAATGTAATCACTGTACAACCGCCTGCAGGTGCTGGTAATGTTGATTTAGCTCCTCCTGGTGTCACACTAAATGTAGGCCCTAAAGGTCCAGGTGCTCTTAATATAACAATTCCTGGTCCACCAGAACCCCCAGCTCTAGGATTTGCTCTAGTTCCACCTCCACCGCCTCCAGTGTTATCGGTTCCATCTTCTCCAACTCCAGAATCACTTGGTGGTGAATTACTTCCATCACCTCCTCCACCATTTCCTCCTGATCCAATAGTTCCTGGTGCAACTACAGCACCGCCACCACCGCCAGCATAAAATACTGGTGATCCAGTAATAGAATTTTCTAAACCAACACCACCATCACCCCCATTACCAGATGATGAAACACCACCAACAGCACCAGCGCCACCACCACCTGCTCCACCTCTAGGAGTAGCATTTGGTGAATTACCTCCAGCATTTCCTTGTCCTGTAGTTAAAATAGGTGAACTAAATACTGTACAAGCCGTACCTCCAGTTCCTCCTGGAGTGCATCCTGCATTACTTGCTCCACCTCCAGAGGCTCCCGCTCTTCCTGGCTCTACAGGATTAGTAGCATTTCTACCACCACCTCCGCCACCACCAGAACTTATATATCCAATTGATGAAGTATTACCATCTCCTCCAACATTAACCGCTTGTCCTGCACCACCACCTCCAACCACTATTGAATTTGGTCCTGGACTTAAAAATATTTTTGTACCACCTGGAAAATTAGATCTATAACCACCTGCTCCTCCTCCACCACCAGAGTCAGCACCACCTGCACCACCTCCACCAACAACTAAATAATCAAACGCTACACCACATCCTGTATCTATAATATTTAAATTTGTTGATCCTTTAAATGTTGCAATTTGATTAATTCCATCTAAAGATGAAACTGGTGCACATGCACTACATGTTGTAAAATAAACTCCTGCGGCTGCTGGTGCTCTTGTCACCACGATACCTGGACCACCTGCTCCTCCTGAAACTTGATTACTAGGTGGGCCTGGATTATAATTACCACCTCCACCACCACCAGTGTTAGTGCCTCCGGCTGTTCCAGCGGCTCCTCCACCACCAGCTCCTCCTGGACCTGTTCCAGTGTTTCCGGATCCACCACCTCCTCCAGCATATGATGTGTCTGTTCCTGTAATTGTATTTGGTGCTCCTGCTCCTCCTGCACCGCCTCCGGTGCTCGTTGTTCCTGCAGCTGTGGCTCCACCACCACCTCCAGCTCCACCTCCAGATGGACCACCATCTCCTCCAGGATTACCTTCAGGTATAGTAAATCCACCTGCATTACCAGTTCCTGCGTCATGACAATTACATCCTCCTCCACCACCAGATCCTCCTGGTCCACCAACTCCACCCGGTGTAGGTCCAGAATATTTACCTCCTAAACCACCACCTGTTGATGTAATTGCATTTACTAAATCTACTCCTGGAGCGTTAATACTAGAATCATTTCCTTTAGTTCCAAATGCTGGCACAGGTGCTCCCACTGTTCCACCAGCTCCAACTACAATTGCGTATGTTCCTAAATCTAATTGTAATGCACAACCTTGTAATGGACTTGGTCCATATCCAGACGCTCTATAACCTCCAGCTCCACCACCTGCTATACCTGTATCACTTCCAAATGTTGAAGCCGCACCACCACCTCCAGCAACTACTAAATAATCTGTTGATATTTTTCTTGAAATCCAAGTATCCTCTACTATTTCATCATATACTGAACTCATATTCCACACACCTGATGCACATTTAGGTGTTGTCTCTTTTATAACTACGACTCCTGGACCACCATTTCCACCAGCACCGCCACCACCAGCAGAACCAGCACCGCCACCACCACCTCTGTTAGTTGTTCCTGCAGCTCCAACGTTTCCTGGGCTTGATCCACTTGAGTCTCCTCCAGAACCACCTGTTCCACATGGAGAACCATTTGCAGGTCCTCTTCCACCACCGCCACCACCAGCGTATGAAACACAGCTCCCTGTAATATCGTTTGTAGCACCAACTCCACCAACTCCACCTCTTCCACCAGGAGCGGGACTTGCAGAAGCAGTACCACCAGTTCCACCAGCTCCACCTCCACCGCCACCAGCAAAGTGTGTTGAAGGAACTATTGATCCAAAACCACCATTATTTCCTTGAGGAGGACTTACAGGAGGAGTGTTTCCAGATCCTACAACTGCTCCATTAGGGCTATTATAAGATGCACCACCACCAGAACCACCTGGTCTTCCTGATACAATACATCCTGGAGTAGGAGAACCACCTCC